CGAACTTTTCCGCCGTCCGCATCGCCCCGAGGCCAAGCAGCGACAGCAGCACCGTGACCAGCGTCTCGGTGCCAGTGAGCTCCGGAATGGCCGTCACATGTGGGAAAAAGTTCACCGTGACCCAGGTCAGCAGGTCGAACAAGATGAAGTGCCAGGCGAGCGCAAAGCCGCACACCCAGCCGATGAATGGCCGCCAGCCGGCGACGAAGATGGAGCGGTGACCGGCCTCGATCTTGTTGAGTTCGATCTGAGCCAGGCTCGGCTTCATCATCAGCTTGGCCTTGATGACCTCGGCGGCACGCTTCTCGTCGTCGGTCTCGACAAACTGGTCGATGATGTTGGCGACGCCCTCGGCGGCGGAGACGATCCCGCCGCCGACGAGCGATCCGAATATCTTGTCCAGCATGGCTATCCCTCCACCAGCTCAAAATGCACGAGATCATCGAACGTGTTGTCCCGGACCTCGGTGTCGCGGTCCCAGTCGCCGCCCCAACGGAGATCGACACCCATCGCCTTGGCGGTAGCCAGCACGAAGCCGGCGAACAGGGTTTGGCGTTCCCGGTCGTCCCAGACGACGGGATAGGGCGTCACGTCCACTGCCATGGACGGCACGGTGTTGTGCTTTCCGTTCGGCCAGCGAACCTGGCTCTTGCCCTCTTCCACCATCCGGTTCTGGCGTTCCTTGTTTCGGTGGCCTTCGAGGATGGTGCAGTCGAAGTTCCTGACCACCTCATGAAAAACCCGCTGCAGGCGCGGGTCACAGGTGGCGAGCTTGGCGACGGATTTGTCTGAAAAGCTCGGCATCATTGACCTCCAAAGAGTTTGAGCTTGATGGCAACGCCGGCGATCAGCGCCAGGATCAGTCCGGTGGTGACGAGGCGCACCACGGTCTGCCAGGCGGTGCGCCTGGCGATGCGAACGGCGCCCAGCAGGGAGCGCAGATCGCGAATGTCGCTCGCGGCGTGTTCGTCGACCAGGCCGACGTCGGCCAGCGCCCGCCTGGCGCCGCGCTCCGCGGCCAGTTCCAGGAGTTGCTCGAACTCCTCTTCGACGGACATGCGCACATGCCCGTCCCCCATGGTTGGACGGTTCATCCGATTTTCCTTTCGTTGTTCGGAGTTGCGTGGCGGCCGCTCACCGCCCGATCAGATGTCCCGCCGCATCGGGCCTTCGATGGCGACGGCGACCTTGCCGGTGAGCATCCACAGCGCGCCGGTAAGCATGGCGATGTTGTAGGTAAAGCTGTTGTCGCAGGCGTGGCGCCAGTACGCGCCTTCGAGATACATGCAGGCGCCCTTGCAGAGCTGAACCACGGGACAGCGCCGGCATTCGTCTCGAAGTGACCAGTGCTTGGCGGTGGTTAGCCGCACATCGTCGAGGGCGTCGACGTGTCCAATCCGATGTGCGGCGTCGCCCGTGTTCTGGCAGGTATAGACGTTGCCCTTGAGGTCGACCGCGATGTTGTCGTCCCGGTCCATGCCGCACTTCTGACCGAGGGTCGAAGCGGGCCGGGCTTCGGCCAGGGAGTTGAACCAGTCCTGGAACTTCATCCAGACGGTGGAGACGGCGAGCGCGCTGCCGTCCATGATCTCACCGAGGAGAGCCAAACGGATCTGCTTGTGCTCCTCGTCCGTCGCCGGCGAGAGCATCAGCCCGCCCGGATCGTAAGGGAGCAGGAGCTCTTCGCTGCCAACCACCACGGATTGGTCACCCATCGTTTTGGCGAACCACTCTCGCGCCGTTTTGAGGCTGTAGTGATCGCGCGTCAGCACCACGTTGAGGGAAAACTTGCCCTTGGGGTGCAGGCGGTCGAACAGCGCGCGGATCGCCGCCGCCTTTTCCGGGTCCTCGAACGGATCTGGGCCGCGCAGGGCCTGACCGGGCCCGTCGTGGGAGACCGCCACTGCGAAATCGAGGCGGTCGAGCCACTCGATCTTTTCTTTGTTCAGGACCGAGCCGTTGGTAATGACGGATAGCTCGGCGCTGGGCCAACGGTCCTTGATGCCCTCGGCCAGGGCCTTCAGCTTCTTCCAGTAGACGAAGGGCTCTCCGCCCCAGAACTGAATATTGGTTCCGGCACCCTTGCCGTCCCTGCCGCCGTCCCACCAGGAATCCAGATTGGCGAGGAATCGGCTGACATCGGTAAGATCGGTCGACTCCTCCCGGCCGACCTGGCTCGCTTGGCCGCAATAGGCGCAGGAGTAGTTGCAGCTGAATCCGAGCGAGACCTTCAACTTGCGAACGCTGTGCGTCTTTAGGCCCGGGTTCTCGGAGCTCACCGCCATGGCCGTTTCCCATCCGCTTTTTCCGCCGTAAACGAAACCGGCCGGGGAGAGGTCCACCGGCCGGCCGTCGTCATGGGTCAGGAGAGACGCGTGCGGGTCATAAAGGAGCCGTTCGGTCGTGCCGTCGGGTCCTTGCAGCGTGATCGTGTAGATCGGCAAGGGATGCTCCCTCTTGTTCGGCGATCCAGGCGAATAGCTCGTGCTTGGCCTTGGCGAGCCGGCAATCGACGTCGTGGGTCTGCGACAGGTGACAGTTGCCCCGGCACCAGCGGTTGATGGGACAGCGTCGGCATTCGGCGGTGTCGACGAACCGGCGGACGTGCCTTAGCGCCGCCGCGGTCTCGGGCGTAGCGGGCTCCGGCTCGAACAGGTGGCCGGTGCGCAGGCTCCGGCGGACCGAGTGATGGCAGCCGTAACGGTTACCGGCAAGGTCGACCGAGACGTGGTCGTCGGCGTGGCAGAGGGGCGCCGGCGGCCGGGAGGGCGCGCCGAGGGCTTTCCGCCATTTCGTGAGATGGCCTTCGAACATGCCATGCGCATGGCGGTCCCCCGCGACGCGACGCTCGGCGAGTTCTCGGAGATGCGGGACATGGGCGTCGAGGTCGGCGTGGGTCAAATACCACGACGCATCACAGCCGTCGGTCGCACGTACCCAGTGCACATAAGGGAAGAACGGCCGCCCGAAACCTTGCTCCAGCTGGTCGATCTCCCTGAACCATGGCCAGGCGAACAGGCTCTTGTGCGTGAACAGGAACGAGATCGCCGAGTTCTTGAGCCGCGTCGCCTGCTCCCACCGGGGCTCGCCGAACGGCCCGTGCTGGCTCACCACCACATAGGCACCCCAGCGGTTGAGGACCTCGATATGCCGATCTTCGAGGAGGCTCCCGTTGGTGACCAGCTTGACGAAGCCGAGCGGAACGCCGGCCGCGATCAGTGCCTCGTGGATCGCCTCGATGGCATCCCAGTAGATCAGCGGCTCGCCGCCCCAGTAGGCTACCTCGGTGATGCCCCTGTCTTTCAGGAACGGAGCGATCTTTTCGACGAAGGGCTCGACCGGGTGACGTTTTCGAACGGCGTCCGCGCCTTTGGGGTCCTGCAGACAGTAGGCGCATTCGAAATTGCAGGCGTAACCGAGAAAGACGTTGAGCAAGGTTCAAGCGACCTTGGGCGCGGCGACGGCGATTTCAGCCTCCGCGACGCCGCTGAAGTGCCGAAAGCCAGCCTTGATGCGGAACCGCTCGCCGGGATCGAGGCCAAGCGCCGTGATCCGGAACGCGCCCGTTCCGTTTTCGACCTGGACCCTTCTTTGCGGCAGGTAGCCCCCGGTCGCTTCTAGATAAACCTCGGGCGCGACATCGCCGACCAGCCGGCCACGGCTGTTGACGACCCGCACATCGACCGTCGCGCTCGCATCCGGCTCCAGAGCCGATGGTGCGTTCAATCGCAGGCTTGGCAACGCCTTGCGGCCGATGGCCGGGATCTCGGCGGCCGTATGTTCCGGCCCGGAATCGAGATTGCCGACGAGACCGTAGTCGGGATGCAGGGTGAGGCGGAAACTGCATTGCGTGAAGTCGCAGGTCTTGAATGGCACATAGACCTGCAGCGGCAGGTTGATGCCGGCGACGGCGAGGTGCCTGGGCGCCGGCATCTTGGATGCAAGGCTCACCGGAAACCGATTGAAGGGGGCGAGCGGCAACCCGGCGGTTCCCGCCGAGTACGGAGTCGAAAGGGGGAACAGCCAGTTGCCGTGATCCGACCACTCGGCACGGTCTTGAATGGCATCGATGTCGAGGACGACGGCGCCGAGCTCGCAGAAGATGCGGTCCTCGAAGCGGTCCGCGAGCACCGCGCCGGGCGTGAAGGTGCGGGCAACATTGGCGGCGGGAACGACCGCGCCATGTTGCCCCGCCGGCATCGGCCGGCTTTCGTCGGAGACCTCCTGCCCGGTGAACGCGCCACGACCTTCCAGGATTTCCTCGTAAGTGCGCAAGCTCACCATTCGCTCGGAACGGATGACTTCGATCAAAAGCGGGACTGGAAGACCCCACATATGGGTGACGAAAGGCGTGATCATCGGCTGGTTCCTTCAGGCGTCGCCGCAATCGCAGTTGCAATTGCAATAGGTGCAATAGCTGCAATAGGAGCAGTACGAGCAGTAGGACATGCAGTTGTAGTTGACCCGCTGGAACGCGAGCCGGACCTGTGTCGCAGAGACCTGCTCCATGGTGTAGCTGTAGGTGTAGAAACTGCCGGAGCCGGTGGTGCCGGCATCGCGCGCGCCACCCACGGACGCATAGCCCTTGTTAAAGAGCGCCGCGAGGTCAGTGGCGTCGGCGATCTTGAAGCCGGTGGCGCCCGCGGTTCCCTGGGACTTGACGCTGGGCGCGACAAGCTCTCCGGTCATCGTGTCGCCGGCCTTGGCGACCCGACCCGATTGATCGACGCCGGCCTGAATGTCGGCGACCGGCGTGGTAGCGGCATCGGATAACCCGAGGGTGGTCCGTTGCGCGGCGGCATCGGCGTCGTCGAGCAGCGCCTTGCCGGCGGGTGTGACCGGCACGGCCTGGGCCTGGCCATCACCGGTGCGCTCGATGAGCCCGGTCGCGATCAGCCCGGCGACGGCGGCGAGGTCCGCATCCTTGGCCTGATAGGCCGTGTCGTGGTTGTGGTCAATCGCGGCGAACAGTGCCTGCGCCTCTTCCTTGGAGAGATAGCTCTTGGATAGATCGGCGATGACAACCCAGACATCGGGCCCCGTGCTTTTCAGCTGGTAGAGCTTCTGCTCGTCGGTACGCAGACACAGCATGCCGACCGAGAGGCCCGACGTTGGGAACGTGGTGCCGGAGAAGCACGACGCCACGGCGTCGTCGCGGTCGAGGAGCTTTTGGCGGCTGTTCTGCAGGGTTTCCGTCGAGGGAATATCTGGGTAGTTCTGCGCCATGGATGGTTCCTAATATCCGAGGGCCGACCAGCTAACGGTGCCGGCGACGAGGCTCACGCCATCAGCGGCATCGAATAGCTGGACATCGAAGCCCGTGGTCGTGATCGCGGTGATCTCGGGCAATGCGGGCGTGGCGCCAGCCTTGAGCGTCACCTGCACCTCCGGCGGCTCCGTAAAGCCACGGTTGAAAGCGACCGTGCCCCCCGTCACTGGAACGCTTGCCGTGCCCCGGTCACGCACGTCGGCGACATCGACGTTGAAAACCGCATCCGCGATCGCGACCCGCTCGCCGGTGACGGGAGCCGCGAGCAGGAGCCCGATCAGCGCCTTCCTGTACTCGTAGTCGCCGGGAGCGAGATCCCGGAACGGCCCGTAGCCGAGCGGTCCCCTGGTCGCGACCAGATCCCGGAAGGCTGCCTCGTCCAGGGGCGTCGAACGCACCGCCAGATCGGCAAGCACGGCGTTGGCGTGCCGGAGCAGAGCATCTGCGAGCGCGAATGCCTCCGTCGAGAGGCAGGCGGACATCTTCGCCTCCGTATCCGTCAGTGCAACCATTTCTGGGAGATCGCGCCGGAAGGCGGTAAGCCGCTCGAGCGCATCCGCCAGCGCCAACGGCTCGGCGGAGTTCTTGGCCGGAAAACCAGTCCTCGCCTCCCCGAAGTCGAGCCCCTCGGCCTCGGGATGGCGGGTGTTTTTCGCCGCGATCTCGCCGAGCGCCAGGTTTTCGGCGACCGACAGGATGAAGTTGATGTAATCGACATAGGTCTCCGCAATGCCGAGGGTTTGGCGCCTATGGGCCAGGACCTCCCCGATCCGCCCATCCGCCAGGCCGAGCATCGAGAGGGCATGCGGCCCCGCGATCCGGGCGCCCAGCGCAGCGACCGGCAGGGCCTCGCCGGCGTCCGCGGCATAGTCGGACACATTCGCTCCTGACCATCCCTTGTCGGCCTCGACGTCGTGCCAGTTGAAGGTCGCGGTCGCCCAGACATAGTCGGCGCCCGGGGTTTCGGTGATTTCGACTGTCATTCAATCTCCCTGTCGTGGCTTCGCCGCTCCTCGCCTATTGGCCTACGACATCGTGAAGGTGAACTTCTGGGTCAGCGTGTCATCGGCGCCCTTGTTGATGACGGCGAACACCACCCGGTCCAGCATGGTTCCGGCGGTGGCGGCGTTGAACACACCGGCCTCGGTGATGGCGCCGGTTGCCTCGCCCGGATCGAACGTCGTCTCGAAGGTAAAGACCTTGGTTCCTGCGACATGGGCATAGGTGGCGGCTTTGCGGGTGAGCTCGGTGCCGAGCGCCGTATCCCCGGCGGCGGCCGCGACGGTCCCGGTACCGACGGCGATGTGGCTCATGGCGCCCGGTCGACCCGTGGACTTGCCGATAACCTCGGCGATGAAGTCGAAGCCGACATCGACGATCAGGTTGTCCTTGCGCCGGACGATCACCTTGCCATCGGCGCGACACAGGACGAGCTCCATCGCCCCCCTCAGGCGCAGGCCCGAGGGCAAGTCTCTTTCGTTCATGGTGTTCTCCGTTAAGGGTAGAGCCGTAGCTCGTCGAAGCCGCCGAGCGGCGCCAATGGCTGATTGGCGGACACCACGTCACCGGTCTTCCAGGACGCGGCATGCAGGGCCCGCTCCGTGGCCGACTGGGAAACACCGAAGGTGACGATGTCGCCGGCGATCCGCGCGAGAGTCAGTCCGACCCGGTTGCCGAGGTGGTCCTCGAGGTAGTAGAGCCCGACGCCCGGGTCGTAGCCGAGGCTCAGGACGCCCGAGCCTCCGGACCAGACCGCATAGACCTGCGGCTCCTCCAGAAGCTCGTCGAAGCGCAGATCGAACGTCGCCGAAAACTCTGCCGGCACACTGAGAGTCCAGGCCACCTGGGTGGTGTCCAAAACCTGAAGCCCCTGGGCGAATCGGGCATCAGCAAAACCGAGCCCGAGCGCCTCCGAGGCGGCGGTTCCTTTTAAGCCGCCCGTATCGCCGTCGAGCGTGAACCCCTCGACAAGGTCGTTCGCGGGCGGTGCCTCTAGGGCAATTACGTTCCGGAGTTCGGCCCCGTCGGCATCGCCCACGGGCAACCAGGGCGCACCGGATTCGGGCGATTCCCAGGTGAAAGCCGCGTCGGCCCAGGCCGGAGGGTCGGCCGGAATGGCGACGATGCTGGACGCCAGCCAATTGCGCGCCCGGAAGGCCTGGCCGAGATCGGCCTTGAAGTAATGCGTACCTTTGGGCGCGTTCACGCCGCCGCTTCGCGCCAAGGCCAGCAGCCCGTCGGTCACGACCTCCAGGCCGTGGCTGACGCCGGGCCAGCCGAGGGCCATGCGGTCGGTTAGCAAGATCACGTTACGGTCCGACAGCGGCGCCAACCGCGTCGTGGCGAAAGCGGCGGTCTGGCTGTAGAGCCCGGCGGCGGAAATCGCCTTGCACCAGAAGGTCTCGTCGGCGGGCGTCTGAACCGGCCACAGCGCGACCAGGTGGTCCCCGGCGGACCGGCCAACAAACCGACCCTGTCCCCAGCTCTCGCCGGCGCGGATCTCGTATTCGACGCCGGCGATGGGCAGCGAGGTCCAGGAGAAGCGCACATGCTCGCCCTGGGGCACGGCGTCGAAGCCGGTGACATCGGCGGGCGGCACCACGGACGCAATGACGCTGACGGCGCTGACGCTTCGGAGCCCCAGCTCGTCGACGGCGCGGATGTGGAACCGATGATCTTCGGCGTCAACAAGCGCCACGAACAGCGACGTGCCGCGATGCCGGGTGGTCACCACGGCGCCCACATCCCAGGACTCACCGTCGCGAACCTCGTAGCCGACCACGTCGAGCTCGCTGACCGTGTCCCAGGAGAGCTGCACCCCATCGGCCCGGCGCGCCGCCTGGAAGTTCGCGATATCCGAGGGTGGCGTGGTCTTGCCCACCACCACGTGGCCCAAAACCTCGGTCCACTCGGAAGCCAAGCCGGCCTGGCTCACGGCCCGCAACCGGATGTCGTAGGCGATGCCGTCCTCGACCGGCTGAACCGCGATCTCCCCCGAGGCGGCCGGTGCCGGCGGCAGGACCCGCCAGCGCTCGCCGCTCCCCGCAAGCCGATAGTGGGCCTGGATGTACTCGGCTGGGTCGTTCAACCCCGAGGTCTGGACCACCCGGGCCAGAATGCGCGACTGCGCGCGGCCGTCCGGTCCGACCACGAGCACGCTCTCGTCGGAAACCACTTCGTCGATGACGGGCTCCGCCGGCGTTTGCCGTTCGACCAGCGGGGGAAGCGTCATCAGGGAATTAAAATGCGGGATTGCGCCCGTGTCCGCCTGATGAACCGTCGGCGCCGCGTCGACCAGGGTCAGCGTGGCGCGGAAATCCCCCGAGTGACGGATCGCCTTGACGATCAGATCGGCGCTCTCACGCTCCGCCTCGCCGAAGAGCACCAGGTCTCCCGGCTCCGGCGCCACCACCGCCGGCACGGGTTGGAGAAACGCGAGGGTGTCGGTCTCGCCGGACGCGGTGACAACGCTGGCAACGCTGCTAACGCCGTCGGCGTGCCGGAAGCGGACGGCATAGGTCTTGCCCACCTCCATGGCGACCATGTCGTCAAGCGTGACCGAAACCGCATCACCGCCCGCATCGAAGGCAACGTCCTTGACCCGCCCCCAGCCGCCGCCCCAGAACGGCACGTCGTGGCTGACCCTGACCAGGTCGCCCGCCGTGCAGACCAGGTGGTCGATGTCGACGGAGATCTCGTAGGTCTCGGGGCGCAGCTTGCCGACGGCCAGATGATAGCGTCCGTGTTTCCAGGCGAGATCGGCGCTGGTGCAGCCGAACAGCTCGAGGGTTTCGAACCGGCTCGCGTTCGTCTCGCTGTAGCCGTCGGCGTAGACGATGACCTCATCCTGCTGCCAATCGCGATCGGGATTGACGAAGCGGCACTTGAGGCCGTGGGGGATCTGGGTGAAAGCCTTGATGCCCCGGAACCCCATCGTGTTACGCGGCGTGAAGTGCTGGATCGGCACCGTCTGCGCCACGTCGCGCACGATCGAGAAATTGCCGTCGCGCATGCCGAAGCCGGCCCGGCCGGCGGCGGCGGTGTCGCGCAGCAGCTCGAACACGGTGGTCGGGTAGTCGATCACTGCGTCGAAGGTGAACGCGGGCGTCGCATCGGCCCAGGCCTTGAAGGCGTCGAGATCGAGCCGCTCGTCAGCCACCGGCCGCCTGTTGGCCGCCCCGCGCAGCACGTCGAGATAGGCCCAGGCCGGATGGCGGGTCGCCTGTTCGGTCCACTGCGTCCCGTCCCAGACCGGCAAAAGGGCCTGCGTCACGGCCGAAAACTGATTGACGATGCCGTTCAGCTGGTCCGTCGCCTTGATGCGCATGGCGACAAGGCAGCGGCCGGCCACCTTCACGGGTGCGGTGTGCTGGACGGTTCGGATTGCCGAGACGAAGCTATCGTCGCGGATGCGGGTCGATGAGTTGTCGGCGGTCAGCCGCGTGAAACGGACCTCGAAGCGGCCGCTCGCGGGCGTCACGATACGCACGCCCCTCCGCACGACTTGCTCGGTCGCCGCCGTGTAAGTAGACGTGGCGTGCTCGGTCCATGGGTCTGAGGAACCGGCAAGACGGTACTCGACCTTGATCTCGACGGACCGGTCCTGCCGGTTGCCACTGTCGTCGAAGCGGACCAGCCCGCGGAAGGTGATGTCGGCGATGATCTCGTCGGCGCCGTCGCGGGTCTCCAGGACCTCCGGCCCGCCGTCACTGGTCACCTTCAGCGCGTACGGGTCCTCGCGGATGGTGTCGGTGTAGAGCGTGATCGGCGGATCGCTTTCGTACCCTAGCCGGATTTCCGTCTCCACGCCCTCGAACTGGGCCAGCGGGATGGCGCCGATGCGGAGATCCGAGAGCTCCAGCGGCCCGTAGCCGAAGTCGAAGAGCATGCGCAGGTACTGTTCGTCTCCTTCGACCTCGGTGTGCGGGTGGGCAGCCAGCACAGGAAACACCCGGTGGCGACCGTAAACCCTCGGCACGGGCCCGTACCGGTTGGCACGGTTCTGCGTCCCGGTGATGGCGAGCGTCGGGCTGGTGCGGCTCTGCGGCCCGCCGACCGAGAGTTCGGCGAGCTTCGGTCTGGGCGGCGGCGCGATGGCATTGACGATCAGGTTGCCAACGAGCGTGATCGCGGCGCCACCGATGGCCGAGGCCAGGTTGATGGTCTGGCCGAAGATCACCGCTTCGGTCGGCAGCCCCATGGCCGCGCCGACGGCTGGCCCCAGCACGAAGGCGGCGGCGACCACGGCGATGGTCAGGATGGTGCGAAGCGGGTTCTTGCCGCCCCCGCCACCCTTGCCCGGCGCGACGCGCAAGGTGACCACGGCGCCGGCCTTGGGACGCACACGCGCCCAACGATCGCGCGGCACCATGACCGGATCGGTGGTCATTGCCCCGTCGGTAATCCAGACATGGGCGTGGGCCACGAGGATCGGATCGAGGCCGAGCGTGTCCATGATGTCGGTGATCGAGCCGCCCACAGGCACGGCCCGGTCGATGCGCAGGTGCGAAAACGGGCGCGGGCAGGCGATCAGCCGTAGAGCGTTTCCGTCAACCGTCATGGCGATAGAGTCCCAGGACACGGCGACGCCACTTGGCGCCGTCATAAGGTTCAAGACAGGCGTCGATCCCATCCTCGATATGCAGCATCCAGCCGGGAGCGACGACAACGCCCACATGCATGGGCTGGTTCATGAGGCGCATGAGCGCCACGTCGCCCGGCCGCTCCTCACCGGGGGCGACCTCGCGCCATGGGCCCATCTCGCCCCGGATCAGGCGGCCGATGTCCTCGGCGTCCTCGACGGAGGCGTAACCGCCGGCGTAGGACGGCAGTCGCGTACCGAATTGATCGGCGAGCACCAGGCGCACCAGCCCCCAGCAATCGACACCGCACCGGTCCCGGCCATGCGCGCGGAACGGTAGGCCGACATAGTCGGCAACCCAGTCGGGCATCATCAGAAGAGGCCCGGATATTCGCTCGGCACGTAGCTGTGCCCCGGAAACGGCTCGTTGAGCACGTCCTCGAAAGCGAGCTCGCCGGTGACGGTGAGCGCGTCGTACTCGGCGGAGACCAGGGTCATGTTGAACGGTCCCGCCTCCACCGTGTCGGGCGAAGCGGCCATGACCACCTCGAGGCCGACTGAGAGCGGCGAGGAGATCTCCCGCAGGTTCTTCACGATCTCCCGGTCGACGTTGTCGATACGGAGCGTGACCCGGGCGACGCTCTCCGGGTCCTCGTCGGGAAGCGCGATCTCGAAGGGATAGGCGATGTAAGTATCGCCGCGACTGACCACATCTTCCGTGTTGTTGACCACTCGGATGGGCACCGCGAGGTCCTCGTGGTCAAGCGTCAGCAATAGAAGAAAGACCTCCTCGGTTTCCTGCGCGTTCACCGCCTGGCGCGCGGCGAGAGACAAACTTCGGCTCACGGCAAAATCTCCAGGCGCAAGGTCGCTTGCCACAGCGTGCCCCTTGCGATGGGCGTGTAGCTTGGCGGCTCGACGAACCGGAAGGTCACGGCTGTGCTGTTTCGTGGATGCTTCCAGTCGAACGGAAGCGCGCCACCGGCGACGGTCGAGCCGAAAAAGGAATCCAGGGTGTCGACCTGGGCCGGCGTCAGGCGCACCTGGCACTCGATGCTCCGAACGCCTGCCGTGAAGCGCCGGCGCACCTTGGGCGGCCCTGCTTCCATTTGCGAACGAATCACCGTGTTCGGCGCCTGCTCGCTGAACCCCTGCGCCAGTGGCTCCTGCGGCAGCGATGCCGGCCATACGGGGTTGGTCATCGGGGAACGCCCCGCCGGTTGATGCCGAACGCACTACCCAGTGCCTGGTCGAAGGCACCTTGTGCGATGCCGCGATTGACTTCATCTCGGATCAGCACACGGACAATCCGTCGGCCGTCAGGGCCCCGTTCACTGGTTACTTCCGGTTTGGCGCCATTGGTTCGCTGGTCGATCACCTGGACCACGACCTCGGACCCGAAGGCCTCGCGCATCTGCTCGGGCCAGCCGATCACCTCGCCCTGTCTGGCGATGACTGGGACATCGCCGCTCACAAGGCCGCCGGAATGGAATCGAGGAGCGTTCTCGAATACCGCTGGATCGACAGGGCGGTGAGCAAGCGGCGTTACTCCGACCACGCCACCACCATGGGCGAATGCGGTGCTCCGATACTGGGGCGCCAGGCCAGCGCCGTTATTGGGCGCCGTCAGGCTCGACGATCCGAAGAAGTCGAAACTGATGCTGCCGATCAGCCCCTCGAGAAAACTCTCCATGGGCTTGAAGATCAGAAGCCGCCAGGCGGCCCGGAGCGCGGCTTCCTCCAGCGTCGAGAAGAAGTCCGCGACCGACAGCTTGCCGGTCCGGGCCCACTCTACCCAGGCGTCCTCGGAGGCCTTCAGGGCGCTCGACGTGACATCCTCGAATTGTCTCGCCGCATCGCCAGCCTCTTTGCCGTAATCACGCAACGCCCGGGTGACGCCGGCTGACCACTCCCGACTGGCGCTCAGCATGCGATCGTATGCATCTTCCGTGGCCCGGGCGAAGGTCTCCTGACTGATCGCGCCCTCATTCAGCAGCCGGTTCAGCTCCGCGAGCTCGGCCTTGTAGGCCTCCTCCGCCGTGCGGAGGCTTTCAGTAAGGGCGCGGCCTCTTTCCTTTAGCTTGGCCGCATCCTCCTCGGCCCTGTTCCTTGCCTCGATGGCCTGCTGCTCGTCGAACAGGGCTCCGGCCAGTTCTCGCACCTGGCGGCGCTGCTCGACGGTCGCGTCCGCCGACAGACGCCGCAAGGCCTGGGAAACGAAGTGCGCGCGATCGGTCATCGCCAGTTCGTCGCGTTCCGCTCGCAAGCCATCGACGATCTTGCGATTGGCATCGGCGCGTCGCCGCGCCGCCTCCTGCTCTTGCGCCGCCAGTTGGGCGAGCCTGGCATCGCGCACGGCGGCGGCCTGCGCCATGATCTCGCCGACCTTCTCCAGATTGCTGGCATCCGGCGCGATCAGAGTCTGCATTTCGGCGACCAGGCGTTCGTACTCGGCCCGGATACGATCCGCGCCCTCGTGGGTGAGGATGAACAGTTGACGCTGCAGATCCTTCTCGATCTCTCCGATGCGCCGGGCGCGGTCCTGGGCCGCCTTGATGTCCACCTCGACGGAACCGGAATCGGCGTCGACCGTCGGTCCCGGCTTGCCTCTCTTGTCTCTCTGCATCCAGGCGAGCTTCGCCGCCCATTGCCGGTAGACGGCCGTCTTCTCCTCCAGCTGGCGCTCCAGCACCACCTTGCGGCCCCAGCCGAGGGGATCGTCCAGGAACCCGACGTCGCCGAGTTCCTTCAGTTCGCGGGCGATCTCCTGGAGCTCGGCGCGGCGTTCCTCGACGATTGCCCGGGTGCTGCCCAGGCTCAGGCCCTCGAAGTTGAAATCCCCCTGGGCCAGGAGCTTGAGTTGCTCGTAGGCGACTCCGGCCTGGCCGGCGAGGTCGGCCAGTTCCCTGACCGCGGCGGCGACGCCGGGCGCCAGGTCCTCGCCGATGGCCCGCGCGAGGGATTTGATGTTGTTCCACATCAACTCCGTCTGGTTGTTCAGGCTCTCGAAGGCCCGCGCCGCTTCCTCGTTCAACGCGGTGGCGTTCTCGGTTTCGCGATTGGCGAGCTCAAGGGCCTGGGCGAGCAGATCGGCGCGGTTCGCCAGCACCGGGATGGTCTTCAGCAGACGCTGGTCGGCGAGGCCCAGCGCCGCCATGACGTCGGCCGTCGAGCCGCCGGCGTCGCTGACCCGCTTCAGACCCTCGATGAACAACGCGAACGTGGCCACGGCGTCCTTCCGGAACAGTCCCTTGATCTCTTCCGCGGTCCGGCCGGTGATCTTCGTGAGTATCTCCAGATGTTCCCCTCCGCTACGGATGGCGGCATCCATCATGCGCATGACCCGTCCGACGGAGGTGCCCGCCACCTCCGACTTGACGCCGACGGCGGCCAGCGCCGCGGCCAGGGCCGAGGCCTGGGCGGAACTCACCCCGAAGACGGCGGCGCCGCGCGCGATTTCCGTGGCCATCTCGGCGATCTGGCTTTCCGTCGCCGCGAAGTTGTTGCCCAGCGCCACGATCACCGATCCGAGCACGTCGACCTTGCCCATGGCCTCGCCGGTGATGTTGAGAATGCGCGCGAGCGCGATGGCCGCCTCGTTGCCGCCGAGGTCCGTCGCCGTGCCGAGCTTGGCGACGGTCTCGGTGAACTTGAGGATGTTGCCGGCGCCCTTCACCCCGAGCTGGCCGGCGCTCTGGGCGATGGCGAGCAACTCGTCGGTGGCCATGGGGATGCGCTTGGAAAGGGCGTCGATGTCCTTGCCGAGCGACGCCAGCTCGGTCCCCGACAGGTCCGCCGTCTTGCCGACGCCAATCAGCCCGGCCTCGAAATCCGCATACAGCCTGACGATCTCGCGCAAACCCCGGACGGCGCCGGCGGCGACGATCACCCCATAGAGGAGCTTCATGCGCTGGCCGAGGGACCTGGCGCGGTCGGTGAGCCGAGAGAGCCCGAGCGACGCCCTGCCGCCAGCGGTCTCGATCTTCTTGAGGGCCTTGTCACCGGTCCTGCCGACGTCCATGAGTTCGGCCTTGACCTTGCCGCCGCCATCGATCGTGAGGCGGATGGAATAGGTGTGCTCGGCCTTGGCCATCGGTCACTCCGTGTCTTCCACTTTGGCTTCGATCATTCCGGCTTCGGCCGCCTGCAGCAGCTCGGAAACCACGACAAGATCGCAGCCGCGCGCCTCGGCGATCCTCAGGGCCGCGTTCATATCGATGCCCACCACGTGGCCCGATGGCGCCAGGCGCAGTTGCCCGAGCGAGGCCACCAGCACGTCCCAGGCCTGGTGTTCCTCAGGCGATTGCAGGGCGTGTTCGCGGTAGGGACAATGGTTCCCGGACGGTCCTATTTCACCTTGCGCGCAGGCCGCGTCTTCCCGCCGGCAGGCTTCGCAGTAGCCGGGCCCTCCGCCTGGCTTGAAATGCCAGCGGCAGAGAGCCCTGATCCGTTTTTTGCGGCGTTGAGCAGCATCTGCTGGAGGGTCAGCTTTTGCAGGAACTGCTCGCCCACGGGGTAGAGGTCCATCACCGCGATGATGTTCTCGCGGGTGACCGGCGGATCGTCCTCGATGCCGGTCCAGGCGGTGACATGGCGCGCCGCCAGTTCGTAGACGACCTGGCATTGCAGGAAACCGTCCCGTTCCTCCTCGTCATCGAGGTCCGGCAGACCGTCGAGCGGCAGGCCGGACTCCTTGCGCTCGCGGGCCTGGGCTTCGATGGCCTCGACCCGCCGCCGCGCCGCCGACTGCGCCGCCGCCATGCTTGCCGTGGTCAACGGCTTCACGGTGACGGTGACGCCGTAGGGAAGCTCGATGTCATAAGGCTCGGTCTGTTGCTTGAGAGAGATCATGCGTACTCCGTCCCGTCCAGGTCGTTGATGAGGGTTGCCGTCAGCATGCGCCCGGCGGCATCGTTTTTGGCGCCCTGGAAATCAAAGCTCGCCTGCACGCCACCCGGCCCGTCGACGGCCAGCTTGGGCTTCGGCAGGTAGACCTCGTGGGCAGTGAACAGGACCTGCGATCCGGCATTGAGGGTATAGCCGAACTCCAGGTCCACCGGCGTGCCGCCGGCGGCATCATCGATCAGACCGGTATCGGCGAAACGCACGTCGATGCGCCCCGTCAGCGCCGCCACCGTCGGATCGGCACCCTCGATCAAGCCGTCGGAGCGGATGGTCTCGATCTTCTCCAGGTTGTTGGAATAGGTGAGCGAGCCGGAGGTCAGGTTGCCGACGGGCGAGCCGCCCCGCGTGATCGAGCCCTGGAACTGGCTGATGCGCGAGAACTGCAGGCTCAATGGCGCGCCGCCCTGGGATGAAGTGAACCGGGTCTCGCCCTGGGCGATGGCGCCCAAGGTGGCGGCCGCCGCGCCCGAGCGCTGGAACTCCAACGCCAGGGAGTTGAGCATGACGCCGGTGTGCATGAAGAAGGCCGGCACCTGGGGCATGCCGACCTCGATCGAGTAGCTGGGCAGGACATCGGTGCCGGAGGCGAAGACGTGGGAATACCCGCCGCCGGTGAGCGTCGGGCCGCTGGCCGTGGCCGCCGAGGCCGCGAGGGTGAAGGCGTTGCCGGCGGCGCCCGCCGTATCGTGTGTCACGAGCAGCCGCTGGGTGCTGGCCAGACGGCTATAGGTAGCGTCATCGATGTTGGCGTCGACCGACGCGTTGAGGTCGGTGACCAGCTGGTCGATGGTCTGGGTCGCCGTCACTCCACGAATCATCGGCCGAGGGCCGGACATGGCCGCCGCCAACGCCGCCAGGGCGTCCCGCATGGTGCCGACCTCGTCGGCGAGCCCGGCGCGAACGGCGGCCTCGCCGAAGAACAGGCCTGCCTCGGTCTCCCGCACGGCTGCCGTAGCCATGCCGCGGTTGCGCGCCACGGTCTCGACGAACAGCCCATGGACCCGGTCGACTTCGGCCTGGAGCGCGGTTCTCGCCTCGCCGCCGAGCGCCCCATGCGGGTTGAAGTCGTTCTTGTGCGCGCCAGCGAATATCGTGGTGTAGCGGTAGCCCTCCATAACGTCCCTGGCCGAACGGTCGACGTGGACCGCGACGACTCCGATCGAGCCCACGCCCCCGGTGCGCGGCACGATAACGCGCTCGGCGGCGCTGGCGATGGCGTAGGCTCCGGAGAAGGCCTCCTCGTCGGCGACCGCCCACACCGGCTTCAGGCTCCGCGCCTCGAAGACGAGATCGGCGAGGTCGAACACGCCGCTCGCCTCGCCGCCCGGGCTGTCCACGTCGAGCACGATGGCGCGCACCGCCGGATCGGTTGCCGCATCCAGGATCTGGGTTTCCAGGTCGCCGTAGGACGTCAATCCCGACGCCGCCTCGATGGGGCCGGCGCGCTTCACCAGCGTGCCGAACACCGGGATCACCGCGATTCCGGACGGGGTAACCGTCGTCGCTCGCGGTCGCCCGGCATCGTCGTGAAGGGCGACGGCCGCGGACGGCGCCTCGATCCCGATGCGGGGACCGAGCACGGATACGATCGCCTCCAGCTTGGCCTGGCCGATGACCAGCGGCGTGCCGAGCACCCGGCTCGCGATGTGCGGCAGAATTTTCATGCGCTTCTCCTGTCGGATTCCATGGACGCCGGCTCTCGGTCGGACTCATCCGCCACGGGCTCGGCGTCGGGCTGGGCGGCGCCGGTGCGCGCGACCTTTCGGGGGTCGCTGTCGAACACGAGCCCGAGGGCGTCGGCGCGGGCGTTGTCGGCGGCGATCTCGCGGTCGATCTTCTCGGCGTCGTAGCCGAAGGCCGAGATGGCTTCCGAGCGGCTCATCAGCCCGGCGCGGATGGCGAGCACGATGGCCTTGAACTCCTTCTCCGGATCGACCCACTGCCAGCCCTGCGGGATCCACTTGACCGACAACCAAGGGGCGGGGCTTCTCACGAACCCGGGCGCCTCCAGGGCGCCGGCCAGCACGGCCTGGTTCATCCATTCCCGCCACACCGGGCGGCAGAGCTGGTGGACGATGACGGCGTGCTGGACCATCTCGCAACGGCGGCGGAACTCGAGCAGCCCGGCGCGGATCGACGAGTAGTTGACCTGCGTCAGGTCGCCGCTGAGTTGCTCGTAGGTGACGCCGGCGGCCACCGCCACGGCGCGAAGCTGGTTGCGGAAGAACTCGCCGTAGGTCCCGCCGACGTCGGCCGGGTCGGAGAAGCGCACGTCCTCGCCGGGGCTGAGCACCTGCATGGTGCCGGGCTCGAGTCCGGCGACGGCGGCGCCGTCCTCGTCCGGATCGCCCTCGCCCAGCATGGCGTCGTCCGGGTTGGGCTTGATGATGAAGCCGGTGAACAGCGCCGCGACCTTGGCCTTGACCAGGGCGGCATCGTCGAACTGGTCGAGCTCGTTGAGCTTGACGAGCGCGCGGGCCAGCCAAGGTTCACCCCGAATCTGGCCCGGACGAAGCGGCCGGAACAGGTGCACGACGCGTTCCGCCGGCACCCGCACCGCGTCGAAGTCGCCCGCCCGCATGGCCGGATCGCCGGGATGCTCGCGGGTCACATGGTACGCGACGCGCCGGCCCAGCCGGTCGAACTCGATCCCGGCCCGGATGACGTTGCCGCCGGCGAGCGTCGTGTTCAGGGTCAGTGGGACATGCTCGGCTTCGAGAATTTGAAGTTGCAGCGGCACGCTGAGGCCGTCCTCGGGGCGCCGGGGACGCAGGCGCACGAAGCACTCGCCGCCTTCCATCATGGCCCGGCAGGCCAGTGTCTGGAGCCCATAGAAGTCGGTAATGCCGGCCGCGTCGGCTTCGTCGCACCAGTCCCACCACAATGCATGGACCGCTTCCCGGAAGTCGTCATCGGTCGCCGTCGACTGCGGCTTGATGCCGGTGCCGACGCAGTTGGTGACGAAGGCGTCGACGGCGTTGCCGGCCCAGGCGTTGCGCCGCACCAGGTCGCGCGATTTGACCCTGAGATCGTGGCCGGAAGCGAACAGCGCGGCGACGGCGCCCGGATTGCCCGGCTGCCACGCCAGCGCCCGCCGACCCATTCCGGCGACCTCGTGCACCGGCCAGCGCGAGCCGTGCATGGCATGGCGCGCGGCGCGCCAGGAAGCGGCCATTCGGGAGAGCAAGTTCATCCTCAGAACCCTTTGTTGGTGACCACGCGGATCTGCCGCACGCGCTTGCCGGCGTCCCTGGCGAGCGCCGTTTCCACCTGCGCCAGCGCCTCCTTGATCTCCGCTACCGAGCGATAGGTGACCCGTTTTCCGTCGTACTCGACGGTGAGCACGCCCGAGGCCAGGGCCTCGCGAAGCGCCTGCGCCTGGGTTTCCGTGTACGCCATGTCTCAGCCCATCCACTTGCTGCGGATCACGCGCCGGCGCGGCGGTGTCCCGTGGTTCGCGTTCCCCGAGGACGCCGTGTCCTTGGAGGCGCCTCGCTCGGATCCGTCATTTCCGCCCAACGCCGCCTCCAGGCGCTTCCACTGCCGCTCCTGGAACCGGTCGAGCCCGTGGATCGCGGCGGCGGCCCGGGCGTAGACCCGGCAGTCCAGGGCCTCGTTCCGGCGCGCCGGATCCTTTTCCCATGAAGCAACCGGGAACCCTTTCTTGATGCGGATCACCCGCCGCTCGGCGGTGGGCTGCTTGAAGAATTCCTCTCCGTACTGCGGGAAGTGGCAGTAACCCGGCGGGAATCCATTGTCCCGGGCGAGCTCCTCGTCCGTGGGCCGGTCCAGCTTGAGCCACCGGTAGAGCTCTCCCTTGGCCACCGGACCGCCGACCGTCCACACCCGAAGTCCGCGCCGCCGGCCTCCGCCGTCGGCCTTCGAGACGCCCAGGATCAGCGCCGTATCGCGGTCCCGTCCCTTCACCGCCACCGCGGTCCGGGGCTGGCGCGCCGCCGCGCCGGCAGGGCCCCACGAAGCCTGCGGATGGCGCCGCGCCCACGCATAGACGTCCTGCGTCGCGTAGCCGGAGTCGACGCACAACACCCGGATCGGCAGCGAACCGCCACCCTTGCGCGGCCAGTCCCGGGCCAGTACCTCGTCGAGCCGGCCCCAGACCTCGGGCCGCGCCGTGTCGCCGTCGAGGACCAGGTAGTCGATCGACCAGCTTTCCTTGCCCCGGCCCCAGGCGACGACCTCGACTTCGATGCGATCCTTCTGGACGTCGACGCCGGCGGTCAGGGACAGACCGCCCGCGGGCACGGTGCCGATCGGGTAGGCCTCGCGCCGGTCGTAGAGGTGGCGCCACTCCGGCGCCTCGTGGGCCTCCTCGAAGGGCTCGCCCAGAACCGTGGTCACGAAGCCCTTCATCAGGTCGGGGTTTTCCCGCGCGGCCTCGAACATCTCCGCCGCGTCGGCCCAGCTGTACCAGCCCACCGGACTGTAGAGGCTCGAGAGATGGAAGCCGGCGGTCCTGGACTGCGAGCCCGATGAAGCGCTCTCCGCCGTCGACCGCCACTCGCCCCGCTCGTTCATCCAGGTCTTGCGGTGCTCGTCGATCAGCAAACCGCAGTGCTCGCAGCGGTACATCGCCTCCCCGGGCCGGCCCTCCGGCCAGTAGAGGCCGTCGAACCCGAGCGTCTGGTACTCGCCGCACTCCGGGCAGGGAACGAAGTAGCGGCGCTGGTCCGAGGCCTCGAACTCGCGCTCGATGCGCGACAGCCCCTTCGTCTTCGGCGTAGAAACCAGGAACGTCTTGCGGCGCTGGAAGGTGGAGGCCCGGCGCTCGGCGAGCAGGACCGGATCGCCTTCGCCCTCGACGTCGCCCGGATAGCCGTCCACCTCGTCGAGAAACAGGTAGCGGGCCGGCATGGAGCGCAACCCCACGGCCGAATTGGCGCCGGTGAGCACCAGCAGGCCGCCGGGAAAATCCTTCGACAGCACCGTGTTGCCGGAGTCCCGGCTGCGGCGCTCCTTGACCAGACCCTTGAGCGCCTCGCTCTCCTCGATCAGGGGATCGATGCGCTGCTTCGAGTTGCGCTTGGCCAGCTCCACCGTCGGCGAGACCGCCATCATGGGGCCCGGCGCCTGGTGGATGACGTAGCCGATCCAGTTGTTGCCGCACTCGGTGCCGCCGACCTGGGCGCCCTTCATGAACACCACCCGCTCGACCTTCGAGGCCGGCGACAGGCAATCCATGATCTCCTTGAGGTACGGCGTCCGGCCGGTGCGCCAGCGGCCGGGCTCCGAGGCCGCCCGCTGGGACAGCACCCGGTGCCGGTCCGCCCACTCCGAGACCGTGAGCAGGGGGTCCGGGGTCAGTCCCTGCCGCCAGGCGTCCTCGATCCCGTCCGCGCCCTCGTACCAGTCAATCGAGGCGTGGTCGGACGTCGGCGAGTTCGGTGAGGTGATCCCGGACATGGTTCTCGAGGGTCGCGTGCATCTCGTGCGGATCGGCTCCGAGTTCCGCCGCCATCAGCGCCGAGACCCGGGCGGGCCAGTTGAGCCACGCGTCCCGCTCGTCTCTGGCCAGCCTGAACACGTGGGCGGCGGCCCGCGCGCGGTCGACCAGCTCGCCCTTGAGGCGCCGGAGCCGGACGCGCGCCGTCTGCGCCTTGAGCACCTCGTTGGCGGTCCGCGCCTGCATGAAGGTCGTGCCGCCGGCCGCGACCGACTCGCCGCTCTCGCGCAGCGTCTCGCGCACGGCGTTCAGCGCCGCCTCGGGGACGGGCTTCACCGTCCTGCCCCGGCCGGCGGTCGCCTTCGACTTGCCCCGGCCTCGCGCGGCGCCCGTGTTCGCCGACCACTCGGCGTCGGCCTTCCCGGGCTCGATGGTGCCGTCGGCCTCCGGCGTGATCCGACCCGCGGCGATCGCCTTGCGGACGGCCGAGTGGCTCACTCCCCGGTGACGGGCATATGCCCTGATCGACAGTCCCATGACCGGTGGCCTCCCCAAAAAGCAATGGAATTACAACAGATTAGAGTTTCCAGGTCCGGCGTTCGAAGCATGTATGTCCATCAACGAACGCGGCCCCTTCGCCAAACCCGGAAGGGCGCCGCCACCCGAAGGAGGCCAGGCCGATGACCACCACCTACACCCCCGACGAACTCAGCGCCATCTTCGCCGAGGTCCACGACCCGGACGACTGGAAAGCGCCGATCGCCGTCTGGTGCGCCGGCGAGGCGGTGCTGCCCATCTGCGAGGCCATCCGCTCCTTCACCGCCACCGAGCCCAAGGTCGAACTCGACACCACCCGCATGCGCTACCTGATCACCTCCGAGGGCTACCGCGCCGGGCCGGCGGGCGATCACTGAGCGGTCCCGCAATTCCCGGGGAGCCGGCCTAAAAGAGGGCCGGTTTTTCCTTCAATAACAATAGATTATTCACTTGATAAGCATCGCGAAGGAAGCGTTCATGGGCTTATCAGGCGCGGCGATGGACGCCGCACCAAACGAAGGAGACCGAAGCGTGATCAACCTTGCCCACACCGCCTACGACGCCACCAGGACCTACCGCAACCAGCGAGGCGTCGACGTCGCGTACGCCGGCACCGCCGAGGCCATCATCCACCTGGGAACCGAGTTTCCCGACTGGTTCGGCTTCGGATCGCCGACGCAGGATGAAGGGCTGTTCCTGCTCGTCGCTCCCGGTTACCGGCCCGATGAGATTGCGCTCGATCCCGGTGCCGAAGGGTGGTTGGCGATGGAGGTCGCCGACATCTCCGAGTTCACTGTCGATTAGGTCGAAGTCGCTCCTCCTGGCCCCGACCGGCACCGCCGGCGGGGCTTCGGGTGGTAGCAGCAATCCCGCTGCCGAAACCCGAGGAGACAACCATGACCAAGCTCACCGATACGCAACTGATCGTGCTTTCCGCCGCCGCCGCGCGCGACGACGGCTCGATCCTGCCCCTGCCCAAGTCCATCAGGGGCGGCGGCGCCGCCAAGGTGGTCGATGCCCTGATCCGCAAGGGCCTCGTCGAGCGCATCGTCGACGACCGTCCCGCCGTCGACGACGTCCTCAAGATCACCCGCGAAGGGCTGCTCTCCATCAACGCCGACCCGGACGAGGGCGCACAGGTAGCCGACGTTGGCCGGAGCGCCGAGACCGCGCCCTCCACCCGCCGCAAGGCGAAGAAGGCCGCCACCGCGCCCGACACGCCGAAGGAGCCCCGCAAGAAGCGCGAGGGCACCAAGCAGGCGGTGCTCATCGACATGCTCAAGCGCGACGAGGGCGCCACCATCGATCAGATCGTCGAGGCCACCGGCTGGCAGCGCCACACGGTCAGGGGCGCCATCTCCGGGGCGCTGAAGAAGAAGCTCGGCCTCACCGTCACCTCGGAGAAGGTCGAGGGCACGCGGATCTACCGCATCCCGGCGTGACGGTGGCGGTCATGACTCGCAAGACCAGGAGGCGCGGACGGGCGGTAGCCCGGACAGGGGCCGCGACCAAGCCCGCAGGCTACACCGTCCATCTCGTCGAAAGCCCGGCCGGGCAGGTGCAACTGGCGAAGCGCGGGCTCACCACCCGCGACCTCGCCAAGGCCATCGCCCGGTTCCAGACGGCGGAGAAGGTCCGCGTCGGCACCCTGATCGGCGTCAACGAGGACGGCTTCTTCGGCTCCACCGAGGAAGGATGGACGCCGGACCGCCCCGGCGCCTTCGACGAGCCGTTGCTGAACATCCCGTGGGTGCAGATACTCGAACTGCTGGGCAGGGTCCCGGAAAACACCACCGGGGAGTTCTTCGAGCAAGGAGGCAACCTTCAATGACCTATGCGATCACGCTCGCTTCCGTCGGCAACCCCGATTTCGGGGAGAACCCGGACCGGCCCTTGTCGCCGACCCGAACCGTCATGGTCGACAGCCTCGAACAGGCGTCGGCCACGGCGCGCGCCTACATCGATCGCCACCGTCTCGGTGGCGGCAATTTCGTCACCGCGCCCGTCATGCGGGGGAACCGGCTGGTTGCCCACGTATCCTATAACGGCCGCATTTGGCCGGTTGCCGGCGACGCTTGAAGCGTGGCGCCGGCTTACTACGCCGCCGCGGCCTCGCGCCCGGCGGCGATCTCTTCGAACGTCCGTCCGTCTCCGTCCAGCGTGGCGGCCTTGCCGGTAAACTCCTGCCAGCGCTTGACGATCACGTCGCAGTACCTGGGCTCCAGTTCCACCAGTCGCGCCTGCCGGCCCGTCTTCTCGCAGGCGATCAGGGTCGAGCCGGAGCCGCCGAACGGGTCGAGCACGGTCCCGCCCTCGGGGCACCCGGCCTTGATGCACACCTCGGCCAGCCTGGGCGCCATGGTCGCGAAGTGCGCCTCCGGGAACGGCTGTGTCGAGATGGTCCACACGTTCCGCAAGTTGCGCCGCTCCGGGTCGCCGACCGCGCGCTTGCGGCCGATGCGCGAAGCGACGTTCGCCTTGGACAGCGGATCGAGCAGGTCCTTGTGCTTGCCGCCGATGCGGTCCCTGGCCTCGCGCATCTTCTTGAGGTCCGACGGACCGCTCGTGCACGGCTCGCTGGCCGCGGCGCGGTCGTAGAAGTAGCGCTGGCTCTTGGCCAGCAGCAGCACCTCCTCGTAGGCCATTGTCGGCCGGTCGCGCACGCTTTCCGGCATCGGGTTGCCCGACCACGGACCGAAGCTCGCCCCCTTGGACCAGATGATCCGCGAGCGCACCCACCAGCCGTCCGCCTGCAGGGCCAGCGCCGCGCGCGAGGGAACCATGATCCTTGGGCTTCAGCCCCGGCGCGGTGGCGGCGGGCGGCAGGCCGTTCCAGCCGCCGTCGTCCTCGTAGGCCCGCCGCCGGTAGCGTTCCGAGGCGCGGGCCCGCTGCCTGCCGAGCCGCGTGCCGTAGTTGCCCCAGGACCCGGCGTGGGAATCGCCGATGTTGAGCCACGCGGTGCCGTCGTCGCGAAGAACGCGGCGGACTTCGCGGAACACTTCGACCAGGTGCTCGACGTAGAGATCCGGCGAGGGCTCGAGCCCCAGGCAGCCGAGCCAGGCACCGCAGTTCTGACAGAAGGCGCCGGCCGCGTGCTTCTGGTGGTTGCCGTCGAAGCGCCGCGACGGCGCACCGTAGCAACGGTCCGTGGTGCGGCTCTTGCCCGCCACCGTCTCCTCGCGCTGGTCGTGGACCTCCCGCCATTCGCCCCAGGCGTGATCGCAGGCCGCGTCGCCGCCCCAGATGGCGGGCGGGACACGGTAGTCGCGCAAGCTGTAGTAAGGCGGGCTCGTCACCACGCAGTGGACCGATGCCTCCGGCAACTCGCGAAGCCGCTCTCGGCATTCGCCGACAAGAATGCGAACGGTCATGCGGCCTCAGCCTCCATCGGCGTCGAAGCGAGAGCCGAGAGTTCGCCACGCATGCGCCGCAACCAGAGGGACCACTCCGTTGCCGCAGAGCCGAAGCCGGTCCACGCGATATTCAAGGAGCCCCCGCCCGCCCGGACATTCGTCCACCCCGGGGGCCAGCCCATCAGAACCTCGACGAACAGCGGGTTGAGCGTCAGGTCGGCGGGCGAGGTATCGACGCCAGCCTTCCGTATCTCCCGGTCCGGGAGGAAAGGCCGGCAAACCGCCTGCTCGTTCAGCGGGCGGCTGTTGCGCGACAGCGTCTTCTCGCTGGCCTTGCCCGACCTCCAGTCCCGCGCCGCCGGGGTCGCCCAGTCCCTGGCCTGGTGCGGCAGGTCCGCGTTCCGGCGCTTGCCCGCGCTCGGCTTCACGCCGTCGCAGGCCTTGGGCGTCGCCCACGCGCGCACGAGTTCCGTCCGGTTGCCCCCACTGGATCGCCGGCCCGAGCACGCCCGCGGTGTCGGCCACATCCGGGCCGCCTGGTCCAGTCCCAGGTGCGCCTTCTTGCCGCTCGGCCGCACGAAGTGGTTGCACTTGGCCGTCAGGATTTCCGGCGGATTGCCGCCGCCGCCCACGTTCGGCGTGGGCCAGGACGAACAGGCGCTGGCGCCGGTGCGGCGCGCCGACTTCAGCCGCCGTGAACAGTCCTTCCGTAACCCGGAAGCCCAGGCCTTCCAGCTCGCCTCGGACCTCGCGATATCCGAGGTTGAGATGATTGGCGACGTTTTCGAGGAACACCCATTCGGGCGCGCATTCTTCGACGACCCTGGCAACGTGCGGCCACAGGTGCCTGGGATCGTCGGTACCCCGGCGCGCCGGCCGGCGACGCTGAACGGCTGGCACGGATAGCCCGCAGTGAGGACGTCCACCGCGCCACGCCACGGGCGGCCGTCGAAGGTGGCAACGTCGTCCCAGACAGGCGCCGGATCCAGGGCCTCGTCTTCCATCCGCGCCACGAGGACGGCCGCGGCGAAGGCGTCCCGCTCGACGTAACCCACAGTACGGTACCCGGGCTCGGCCAGCATGAGGCCGAGGTCGAGCCCTCCGGCGCCGGCGCAGAGCGAAAGGCCGAACAGGCTTCCCGCGCCGCCGGCGTCAGTGCCCGCGGTGGAATGTAGAGCCAGGTCATGCAAGGAACGTCTCGACTGTCCACGAAAAAGCCGCCCACGCCTGGAAGGGCGGAGCGGCCGGGTTTCAATTTCGTTGTGGGGCGCCTCGGGCCTCGATCGATGCCCCGGTCCGCAAGCGGCGGAAGAACAATGGGCGCCAGGGGCGGTGGCAACCGGCAACCTAATTTTCCGGCCTGACGCTGGCGAAATGCCGGGCGGAGCCCCCCCGCATAGGATCAGCGCCGGGAAGGACCCGCGAATTCCCTGCGCGCCGGCCGGCGCTGTCCCGCCGAGGCCGTCCTTTCGACCCGAGGGGTCAGTGGCGGCCGGGAATGATCCGGTCGATCCTCTGGCGTTCCCGGCGTCGCATCTCGGCGATCATCTCCGCTTCCGTCGCACTCCAGGTTCCGATCTCGCGGATCATGCGCTCGATGAACGCCTCCGCCTCGGACAAGGACACTCCGAATCAGTCTCCCCTGATACGCCGGGGCTCGTAGGTCTCGGTGAACGACTTCTTGATCCGTTCGGAGACCGGCCTGCCCGCGAGCCACCAGTGCCTATGCAGGCGCAGCTTGACGGAGTTGGCCGATCGCAACGTCGAGAGCCGGTCCCTGACGTCGGCGGCGACGCCGATCTTGACCGACGCGCTGTCCTCGGCGGCCGCCAGGTACAGGCAGTGAAAGCCCTGTCCGCCGACGAACTTCGCGAAACCGCGCGGACGCTTCATCTCAAATCTTCTCCATCCGCATGGCGGCACCGGCGCAAAAGCGAAGCCCGCCGCGGGAGGTCCCGGGCGGGCTGGACATGATGATCTTCGACGTTATCGGAAAATGTGGCAGAAACGGAACAAGGTGGCAACAGTGTAAATTTACCGCGCATTTTCCTTAAGCGGCGCGCTTGGCGTTCAACGCCTCGACGATGCCGGCCAGCGCGCGTTTGTGCCTGCGACGGACGGTTTCCCGGCTTTGCCCGGTGATCGTGGCGACCTTCCGGTTGCCCAGCTTGAACGCCTTGGCCCAGACGATGCGGCGGTCGAGAGGCGCGTCGATGAACGTCAGCCAGATCATGGCCTCGTCCATCCTGCTGATCGCCCGAGGGCTGGGCGGGGACGACCGCACTTCGGTCTCGTGGTAGCCGAACACATCCCAGAAGTCCCGTATGACATCGGGCCAGGCCGACCAATACCCGGCGGGCCAAACGCCGGCGACCCGCAGACGCCGGATGGTATCGGCGGCTTCGCGCAGCTGCGCCTCGACCGCGTCGGCGTCCCAGTACTCGACGACCTGCCCGCCCGAAAGAAAGGCGCGGTTACTCATCGCCCGTCTCCTCGCGCCGGCCGTACTGCCTGGTCGCCTCGTTGACGACAGCCTGGCGGGTCCAGTCGTCGCGGATGTCTTCGGGACGCAAGACGGCGACGCCCTGCTTGCGCCAGGCGGCCCGGCGCATGGCATGGAGTTCGTCCTCGCTCGTCGGGCTCCGTGGCTGGAGACGGGCAAGGCCGGATCGTATGGCCGTCATATCCCGAACTCCCGGGGTTTCCGGCCTGCGTGGCGCTCCCTCAAAACGTTACCAGACGTTACCATCATCGTTACCAGCCTCTTCCCTATAAATATATAAATAAATCAATGAGTTAATGTATGTATGGTAACAAGGTAACGTTGGTAACGCGATTTGACACAGGCTATGTGAGGGGTGCCGTCGGTGGTTTCGGACCTGTCCCTAAAGACGCGTGTGTGCATGGATGTGTCGATTTGCGTTACCAGCGCTACCATCGTTGACAATCCTTATGTCTCAAGGGCTTGACTGGTAACATTCGCGGTAACGTCGGTTTCCGTTTGTTACCATCCAAGTCATTGAAACCATTCGGTTCCCGCCTTTTTCCTCCGTTATTGGCCGATGGCGATCGCCGCCGACAACGGGACGTAGACCGCCCTGCTCTGCAACGGTCCGAAGCGCACGACATTGGTCGACGCCGCGCCGCCATCGATCCTTTTCAATATCCGGCACCAGCCGGTCGCCCATGGCGTGTCCCGCAGGACGCGCTTGATCCCCGAGTGGGAGTTCGAGACCACCAGCCGGTCGCCCGACACTTTCATGCCGATGCGGGCCAGCGCGGCGATCGCCGCGTCCTGGGCCACCTTGTCGTCCGGCTGGACGCCGATCCCGGCGGCCCGCGCCACCAGCTCGGCGGCGTTGCGTTCGATGGCGGAGCCCCCGACGTCGACGCGGTGCCGGGATTCCATCAGGGTGGCGAGAAGCTTGACTTCATCGCGATCGTCCATGGCTTCGGTCTGGTCCGCCCAGTCGCGGGCGCCGACCCATTCCCGGGCCGCTTCGAGCCCGATCACGTTCGCGCCGTGGAGCAGATAGGCGCCGGCCAACAGCGCCCCCAACTGGTCGCCGACCCGGCGGTTGCCGAGGTACTCCGCCGCGGCCTCGCCGAAGACGTCGGCGTTGCGGCGTATGACGTTCACGAACCGCACCGCCCTGGCCTGCAGGCGGGCGCAGTACTCGCCGGTCAGCACATCGCGCGCCGTCGGCTTGATCACCTCGTTGAAATGCTTCTGCGCCTCCGGGCTGTTGTCCTTGAGCAGTCCGAGAACGGTGATCCTCGTCGCGTCCGCCTGCTGGCGGATGTTCACGCCGATGGAGGCGAAGGCGAAGCACGAGCGGATGTCGAAGGAAAGCGCCCGCCCCGAGGTGGTGCCCTTGATGATCTTGCCGCCGGTCTCGCTGCTCGCCTGGCGCATGAGGGCCAGCACGTTGTCGATCGCCGCGCTGGCCCGGCTGTCCTCGCTCTCGGCCTCGTCGAAAACGACGGGCCGCGCGTCATGGCCGAGGGTCTGCCGGAGGCCGGCCTCCGTCGTCCGGCTCTGGACCACGAGGCCGATGTCGCCGAGGCAGCGGCGGACAATGTTGTCCATGACCCAGGACTTGCCGCCGCCGGCGGCCGAGGTGATCCAGACGTGCGGGCGCCAGCCCAGCGCCCCGCAGATGGGCGCGACCACGCACCAGCCGGCGAGCAGTGTCGCGTAGACGGGCTTCTCCCACATCAGCAGCTCGCACAGTTCGTGCAGGCGATGCGCCTCCCTGGTGGTCAAGGGGTTGTCGACGCTGCACCGGATCGGCGCCGAGGCCTCGTAGATGAACCGGGATTCGAAGCCGGAAATGGGGGTCTGGGCGCCCTCGACGACCAGGCGGTCGCCGAGATGCAGAACGACGCGGTCGTCGTCCCACCACGCGCCGCGGCCCCGCATGCGCTCGGGCCGGAACACGCCGGCGCGGTAGCAGGCGTCTATCAGGGCGTTCGCCGCCCGGTCCACGGCGTGGCCGGTGAAGCCGTTCTCGGACGGATACTCGCGCTCCCAGGAATGGAGGGGGGCCAGCTGGAACAGGAGCCCCTTGTCTCTGAGCGCCCGCCCCGGCGCCTCCACCACCTGCTGCCCCCGGGCGGTCAGGAAGTAGAAAGTGCCCTTGTTGTGGCCGAGGGCCTTGAAGTGCCGCCGATCGTTCGTGGCCGCTATCGCCGGCCCGTCCACCCCGTAGTCTTCCATTTCCGGCGGAGGCGGATCGCCGGGCGAAGCGTCCGGGCTCGCGGGAGCACGCGGTTCGCGCATGCGCTCGCGGAAGAATTCGTGCGCGCGTTCCGGCGTCCAACCTTCCCCGAGGGCGTCGGCGAGGTCCCATCCGCCGGGCGCTTCCTCCGGCGGGTCCACCACGCGCACGCCGGCGGAGATCTCCGCCAGCATTTGCGCGATGCCGGGCTTGAACACGCCGTGGGCATCGGTGCTTCCCTCGGCGGCCGCGCGGCCGGGCGCGTCCGCGTCCGGGACAATCAGCACCTTGCGGCGCTTCAGCGGCGCCCAGTCCACCTGCTTGATTGCCTTCGAGCCGCCGGGCCAGGTGATCACGGCGCAGTTGGGCAGCAGCTCCCGCGCCGCATCGGCCGTTTTTTCGCCCTCCACGATGACGACGTTGGCCTTGGGCTTGCGCGCGACCTCATCGAGGCCGTAGAGCGGGCGGGGTCTCGGAAAGCCGAGCCATCGCCACATGAGCCGGCCGTCCCCGGCCCGGCAGAGCGTAAACGGCAGTATCTCCTTCCCGCCCTTCGGCTTGTCGAACCGGCAGACGTAGCCGAGCAGGCGCCCGTGCGCATCCGCGTAGGTCCAGCTTTGACTTGCCCGGCCGTGGCGATGGTGCTGGAAGACCGGAGCGGGCGCGCCCTCCGGCACCGGCATCACCGGCTTCCACCTGGTCCCGTCTTTCTTGTCGATGGACTTCACATCGGCGCCCTTCCGCCGCGCCGGCGCGGCGCCGGCCAACCCGAGCTCCTCGGACAGCCGCTCCGCGGCCTCGGCCTGCCGAAGCCCGTGGATCGCCGCGTAGAGGCTCACCGGATCGCCGCCCTTCTCGCCAGTTGCGAAATCCGACCACAGTCCGGACTTGACGTTGATCTTGAGGCTGGCGCCGGGATCGCCCCGCAGGTTGCCGACCACGAACTCGCCGGCTTCCAGGCGGCCGGCGCGGAACCAGCGCTGCAGCAGGCCCGGGTACGCCGCAAGAGCGGCGGCGTTGACGATCTCGAAGTCTGGCTGGCGCGGGGCCGGCATCATGCGTTGCCCTCCTTCGCAACGTACCGATAGTTGTGGTCGACGAAGCCGTAATCGCCGCGGCCGACCAGGCAGGGCGATACCGGCACCTTGCCGCCCGAGTGCAGCGTCCGGACGTGGCCGCGGCGCCAATGAAGCCGGGGTGAGCGGCGAGTGCGATCGGACCCTGAAACCAGGACATCCGAGAGGTCGGGCGCGACGCGGACGATGCGGTGCTCGAAGAGCGGCGGCTTGCCGCGCTTCGCCCGGCGGCCGTTGAGCCTTGCCGGCGCCTCGACGCGCTCCGTCGCGGTGTCCCTCGATTGCAGGGCGACGGTGCCCGACAGGACGAGGCGCATGGCGGCATACAGAAGGTGCTTCACTCCATCGCCGCGCTGCGTTTCATCGCCGAACGCGTATTGCTGGGTGGTGTTAAAATCCACGTCCGCGTTGGGCCGGACGACGCCGAGAACGCCCGTGTCCACCCAGGCGCCGTCCGGCCGGCGGATGAACGGACGGAAGACGAGCACGTACTCGTCCGTGACCTCCCGTTCGTCGACGGTCGCCGCCTGGGTGGACGCGATGACCCCGGCGGTGAGGCGGCCGGGTCCCAGATCGGCGCTTCCCTCGTAGTAGACGTTGTCGAACGGGAGCCGAAACACGCCGGCGCAAATGAATTCGGTGGCGGTATCTCTCAACGCGGCATCGTCGGCGATGGCCTCGAGCTGGAGGCCGAAATCGAACTTGTGGGCGGCGGCGATGACGTCGGCTTCGCGCCTCCACTCGGATTGCACGGCGGCGTAGGTCTCCTCGTTCCTGACGTTGCCGGCCGCCAGCGGCGGAGTCGTCATGTTCCCCTTGCGGAGCGCTTCGACGAGGTGATGAGCCGTCAGCATTCCGGCACCTCCGCCGTCCCGGACACCGGTATGGCCTCGGAGCCCCCACTCGAAGCGGAACTCGACAAGCAGGGCATAAATGCCCGTATCATGGATTGACAAGAGGGCATTAATGCCCTATATATCGAGGCATGAAGGGCCGGCAGTTCATTCGCAAGCTTCGGAAATTCGGCGTCGTGATCGAGACGAAGCGCGGCAAGGGCGGTCACGTTCGGGCGACCTGCAAGGGCCGGTCCACGGTGGTGCCGATGCACGGCGACACCGACCTCGCGCCGGAGTTCCTGCGGAGAATCTGCAAGCAACTCGGTCTGGATTGGCGCAAGGTTCTTTGAAAGGAGGTGAGGAAGATGCGTTATCGAGTCGCACTTGAACCGGCAAGCAACGGAACGGTCATCGCGACGTTTCCGGACGTGCCGGAAGCCCATACCGCGGGGAACGACGAGGCCCAGGCCCTCGAGCGCGCGCCGGACGCCCTCGAGACGGCTCTTGCCATCTATGTGGACGAGCGGCGCGATCTGCCGCGGCCCAAACGTCCGCGCAAGGGAGACTGGATGGTGGCGCTGCCGCCGATGGCCGCGGCCAAGCTCGCGATTTATCAGGCCATGCGTGATCAAGGCGTCACTCAGGTGGAGCTCGCCGGCCGTCTCGGGTGCGATCCCAAGGATATCCGGCGGTTGCTCGACCTGATGCACAACTCGCGCCTCGACCGTCTCGATTCGGCGTTGGCCGCGCTCGGCAAGCGCCTGCAGATCGAGGTTCGCGACGCGGCCTAGCATCGGAGCGCCTCCCGGACGTTCTCCGGAGACCTGGCAAGCACCGCGATGCCGCCCGCGCGCTCGACGGCATCCAGAAAATTGCGCTGCGCCTCCGTCAACCGGCCCGGCGGCGCCTTGATCTCGACGGCCAGGAACCGGGCGAAGCGGCTGCCCACCATCGCCGGAGTGATCTCCACCGTCCGCCAGCCGATCAGGTCGGCGGATCCCGGACAGAGGCCATAGGCGACGCGGGACCCGTCCGGGTATTCGGCGACGCCCACGTTGTTTCTGAACAGACGAATGTCGGGCCGGGCGCCGAACTCGCGGAGGATCAGCCGCAAGAGCGTTTTCTCAGGGGTCCTGCCGGCGGTGGGACCTGGGGAGTTCATCGCGCCTCCCATCACTCGCACAGCCCATAGAGGGAGCTGCATTGCGGCGGATCGAGCAGCAACGCGAGATCGAACTGCCGTCCGCCCCGCCCCGTCCGCGACCAGTCCACGACGTCGTGGATGTTCGGCATGGGCAGGCCGAAGCCCCTGGTATGACCGCCCGGCGTCTTGTTCGCCGCGAAGAACGTGGAAAGGCCGCGCTTGGACACGTCGCCGACCAGACGCTCCCATTCGGCGATCCGCTCGACGTGCTCGGGAAACCGAGCGGCGATGTTGCGGATTTCCTCCTTGCGAGAATGGATGCAGGGCATACAGCCGACGCGTCCGCACCCCATCCTTGTAGAGCGGATTGGGCTCGACCCCGTGCCGCCGATGGATCGCGAACACGTCCTCGACCGTCCAGCGAAGGATCGGCCGCCAGTTGACCAGCCTCCCTCCGAGCCGCTCCAGCTTGGAGAGCGCCGCCCGGCGGGGCGACTCCTCGGCCCGAACGCCCTGCCAAGAAACGACCGTGTGGCCGGCTTCCAGGAGGGGCTCCTGGACCTGATAGAAGATCGGATGGTGCTTGAGCTCCTCCGAACAGAACCGGGCGCGGGTGCTCGGGAAGCGGCCCTTGAGCATGCACAGGTCCAGGAACGGAATGCCCGTCGGATGCAGCAGCGCCAGGGCCCGTTCCACCCTTTCCATGGTGTTGTGCTCCGACAACGGCCGCTTGCCCGGCGCCCAACGGAACCAGGCCGTAAAGGCTGACATGTACGGATCGGACGGCGTCCAGTCCGGGGGCTCCACGGTGGGCGCCTCGATCAGCGCCTCGCAGTCCGCGTCCCACACCTCCTCGGTGGACACCGCCACATCGGCGCGCGGCACCCATTGCCCCTCGGTTCCGGCCATCAGGTCTCGGGGCCAATGCTCCGCGATGAACCGGCGTTTGCGCTCGAACTGGTCGGAGAAATCCGCCTTCACCCACCTGATGGCCGGCCCGCCCACCTTGTCCGGCAGGCTCGCCACGAACTCGCAGGTGATCTCGTGCTCGTTGCCGGTGTCGGCGAAAACGGGAAGGAAGTCGATGCCGCGCTCGGTGGCCAGCAGATACATGGCCGTCGAATCCTTGCCGCCGGAGTAGCTGAGAACGTGCCTCACGCCGCGGCCCTCCCGAACCGGCGCTGGCGCGCCTGGTACACATGCCAGGCCCAGCCCTTCCGGTATCCGCGGGCCTCCGCGATGGCTTCCAATTCCTCGAGCGTCCGGGCCCTCCCGATCTCGCGCCTGCGTTGCCTTCTCAGCGCATCGAGGTCGACCTGCTCGAGCTCGCCGTCGACGTGGTCGACCTCGCGGCCTTGAACCTCGTGCTCGTATCCGCAGCACGGGCACCGGGGCGACGGTGCGTGGCACGCGAAACACCTCGGGCATTGCCTGACCTGGACATCGGGTTCCTGGCCGTTGCGGCCCCGCTTCCGAGGCTTCCCTTCCAACGTCCACTCGCGGTCGTCATCCGGCAGGCCGTGCCGCAGAGCGTTGCCGGCATGGTCGAGAATGATGGCCGTCTTGCCGGGCTGCGGACGGAGCGCGCGCCCGACCTGTTGCAGGTAGAGTGAGAGGGACTGCGTCGGCCGCAGGAGGATCGCCGCCTCCACCGCCGGCACGTCGAGCCCCTCCGAAATAAGATCGACGTTGGTCAGGACCTGAACGTCGCCGGCGGCGAGGGATTCCATTATCCGCTGGCGCCGGCGGCCGTCGTCGGTGCCGTCGACGTGCCGCGCGCGAACGCCGACCGAGCGGAACTGCTCGGCGACGTGCTTCGAATGATCGATGGAGACGCAGAAGGCGATGGCCCGCTTGTCCCGGGCGAGCCTCAGGTAGTGCCGGACCGCGTCGCCGGTGATGGTGGGCCTGTCCACCGCCTCGGCCAGCTGGTCCTTCGCGAAATCGCCCGCGCGGGTCCGCACGCCCCGCAGGTCGATACCGATGGGCGGCGCGTACACCACGTAATCGGAAAGGAACCCGGCGTCGATCAGGTCGCGCGCCGTCGGCCCGCAAATCATGATCTCGAACAGATCGTCCAGGCCCCTGCCGTCGAGACAGCACGGCGTGGCCGTGAGGCCGATCGCCTTGGCGCCGGGATACCGCCCGAACACCCTGAGCCAAGTGTTGCTCGGACAGTGGTGCGCCTCGTCGAAGACGATCAGGTCCGGCGGAACGACGCGGTCGAAGCGCCGCACCAGGGTCAGCACGCTGGCCACCTGGATCACGTCGCGGCTCATGGTATGCCCTGGCGCAATCAGACCGTGATCGATGCCCATGGCCTCGAAGGTGCGGCTGGCCTGGAGAAGCAGCTCCTGGCGATGAACGATGAACATGGTGCGCTTGCCGCGCTCGGCGGCCCGCGCCGCCATCCACGCCATGAGCACGGTCTTGCCGCCGCCGGTCGGCAACTGGTAGAGGATGCGACCGTGGCCGGCCGCGATCGCCGCCCGCAGCCGCCGAACGTCTCTTTGCTGGTAGTCCCGCAAGGCGAAGGTCATCCGGCCGACCTCCGCCTGCTCATGGCCCGGCCTCCCACAACTCCGCGAATCGCTCCAGGAAGCGGCGTTCCGCGTCGCTCGGCCGCCATGGCGCGATGTCGATGCCGAGCGCCGGTTCCGGCAGGCGCCAGTCCGACAGGTCGCAGTTCATCAGTTTCGCCGCCTCGTCCCGGAGGATGGCGACATCGACGCGTTTGACCGCGGTGCTCCAGGGCCAGGGCAGACCGAAGGCGTCGGCGATGGCCAACTCCACCTCGGCCTCGACGCGGGCGAAGCCCTCCAAGCGCGGCTTGACCGGCCTGGCCACGTCCGGCAGATAGGCCTCGGCGGCATCGTGCATGAGGCCCTGCAGCTGGACCGCTGGCGAACGTCCCTCGCGTTCCAGCGCTTCGCTCACCAGGACCGAGTGTTGCGCCACCGAATAGAACGTGCGGCAGTGGCCGCCGTAGCGGCATTTGAGGCCAAGGGCGTGCGCGATGTCCTCGATGCAGACGTCCTCGGGACGCGGATCGAGAGGCCAAAAGCGGCGGCCGGTGAAGGTTGGGACCCAGGCGTCTTCTTGCCGATCGCCGGCCTCGCCGGCCATGACCTCCGCCATGGTGCGGTGGCCGCGGAATGGCCATTCGTTCCGGGGCGACGCACGGGGCGTTCTCTCGGCAACCCCGGCCATCACGCGGCCTCCCTGCCTTCGTCCTCGGACGGACGCGGCACGCCGTCCGGCCAGGGCGCTTCCTCCGGCCAATGCTCCGAAAACCACCGCAGGCACTTGCCGTAGGTGTCCATCGTGCATCCCGCGCCTTCCTCGAGCCGCCGGAAGAACTTTCCGTCGTTGCGAACGATGGTGGACACCCGGGCGAGCGACCTCCCGGAGGCCTCGCAATAGAGCCGCGCCAGGGTCAAAATGTGCGCTCGATAATCCATGCGGCAGAGAGTGCGGTGTAAATGCCACATTGTCAATGGCAAAAATACCGCGTGACATGCGCCGCAATGTGCGGTAATTTAACCGCGTTTTGTGGCGCTGTTACCTTGCAGGTGAATCAACATGCCGTATGAGGAACTCATCCAGCGGATCGAAGAACGGCTCAAGGCCCTGGGCTTGAGCGAACGCAAGGCGTGCCTGAAGGCCGCCCTTGGGGTCGACGCGATCCGGAACATTCGCCGAGGCTACGCGCCCCGCGCCGAAACGCTCAAGGCGCTCGCCCAGATCCTGGAGGTGCCCTCGGGACATCTCCTGGAGGCGCTGGAAAGCGGCGCCGCCGGCGCGGCCGATTCGACGCGTTCGGAAGCAATGCCCGTCCGATGGGTGGACCGGCTGCTCGAACGCGCCGAAGACTCGACGGCGATGCTGTTCGGAACGGTGGGAGATGCGCTTCGCATCCTGATGCGTCGTCGCGACCTGTCGGCGCAGGACCTTGCCAAGAAGGCCGGCGTTCCCGCCAAACTGATCAACGACATCCTACGCGACAGGGCCGAATACCCCGACGAAGAGACCGCCGCATCGGTCGCCGGCGCGCTGGGCGTCGCCCCCCGGCTCCTGGCGCCGGGAGAGGATCAGATCGCGGGCCTACTTCGGGTCGCCAGAAACGCGATTGCCGCGGACCTGAGTCCGGGCGACGACGGCCCGCCGGAGGGGTACGTCGCCGTTCCGACGCTCGAAATCAGGCCGGGCATGGGCGGCGGCGGTTACGCCGAGGAGGACCTCATGGGCCCGCCGGCTCTGTTCCCGGAGCATCTGGTCGTCCACGAACTGAGGGGCAAGCCGCTCGACTTCCTGGCCATGGAGGTCGAGGGCCAGTCGATGGAGCCCGTGCTGATGAGCGGCGACCAGGTTCTCATCGACCGGCGCAAGCTCAATCCGTCCCAACCGGGCGTCTTCTCCCTTTGGGACGGCTGGGGGCTGGTCGTAAAATGGATCGAGCGCATGCACGACAGCGATCCGCCCAAGCTGCGGGTGATGTCGGAGAACGACCGGTTCGCCGAGTACGAGGTGCTTGCGGAGGAAGCCCGGGTCATCGGGCGGGTCGTTTGGTTTGCGAGACGGATGTAGCGAAGCTCAGCGACGAGGAACTTCAGCCATGCAGGGATACCGATCCAAGTGAAACACCCGAAACACAAATTCGAGCTTTCGTGGTGGCACTTCCTGCCGAATCCGGAGCCGCAGCCATGACGACGCCCGTTACCGCCGCGATGCTCTATGACCTTGTGGCCTGTCCGCACCGCGTGACGATGGACCTCTTTGGCGATCCGGGCGAGCGGGACCACCCGAACCCATTTGTCGATCTGCTCTGGAAACGCGGCACCCTCTACGAGCAGGAGGTCATGGAGGGACTGGACATACCCTTCCTCGATCTCACTCCCTATGCCGGCGACGAAAAGGAACGGCGGACGCTTGAAGCGATGCACCGAGGGAAGCCGCTGATCTATGGCGGCCGCATCCAGGCTGACGGGCTCCTCGGCGACCCGGACCTTCTGCGCAGGGAGGACGACGGTTATTCCGCCGGCGACATCAAATCGGGCGCCGGCGAAGAAGGACCGGAGGATCTGTCGAAGCCCAAGAAGCATTATGCCGTGCAGCTGGCGTTGTACACGGACATCCTTGAGCGCAAGGGCATTTCCGCCGGACGCCGCGGCTTCATTTGGGATATCAACGGCGAGGAGGTGATCTACGACTTCACCGAACCGTACGGAAAGCGTAATCCGCGCACCCTCTGGCAGGACTATCAGGATTGCCTCGCCGAGGCGCAGGCGATCGTCGCAAGGAGATCAGAGACGCTCGCGGCTTACAGCGGGGTCTGCAAACTCTGCCACTGGTACAACGCCTGCCTTGCTCAGCTGACCGCAGCGGACGACCTCACGCTGATCCCGGAGCTTGGCCGGTCCAAACGTGACGCCATGATCGGCCATGTGGCGACCATCCGGGATCTTGCCGCGGCCGACCCGGCGCATTTTCTGGCGGGCTCTAGGACGATCTTTCCTGGCATCGGCCCACCGACGCTTGAGAAGCTGCATGCCCGCGCCGGGCTTATCGCTGCGGGCGAGTCCGCCAGTCCGTATCTTCGGGAGCGAGTATCGCTGCCCGCTGCGGACCTGGAGCTGTTCTTCGATATCGAGGTCGATCCCCTCCGCGACGTATGCTACCTGCACGGCTTCGTCGAGCGGCGCGGCGGCGACAACGAGACGGAGCGTTTTGTCGCCTTTTTCGCGGAGGAGCCGACCGCAGAGGCCGAGCGGAAGGCGTTCGCCGACGCCTGGAACTATATGCAGAACAGCCGACCCTGCATCATCTACTATTATTCCAAGTACGAGCGGACCATCTACCGGAAGCTCCGCGAGAAGTATCCGGATATTTGCAGCGAGGAAGATCTCGAAGAATTGTTCGACCCGGCGCGCGCCGTGGATCTGTATTTCGATGTGGTCCTGAAGGCCACGGAATGGCCGACGCGGGATTACTCGATCAAGACTCTCGCCAAGTATCTCGGTTTCGCGTGGCGGGATACCCATCCCTCGGGCGCGGCTTCGATCGAATGGTTTCACAGGTGGATCGAGACCGGCGACTCGGCAGTGCGGCAGCGCATCCTCGATTACAATGAGGACGACTGCCGGGCGACGCGGGTTCTTCGCGACGCGCTCCCCGGCCTTTCGTTCATGACGGGAACCTCCCTATGACCGGGCCGGATGCAATACATGATGCGCAGAAGCTTCTCGCGGACCTGCGGGATCACTTGGCTCGGCACGACAAGCCGATTGCCTTTTTCTTCGGAGCCGGGACCTCCTGCGCGGTACAGGTTCCCGAAACCGGGGACGACACGGCGACAAAACCACTGATTCCCGACGTCGCCGGCTTGACACGCCTCTGCAAGGAGGATGCCGCGGCATTGGACGAAAAATACGCGAAAGCCTGGACGGCGATCGAGGATCAATGCAAGGCGGCGAAACAGTATCCCAACATCGAGAACATCCTCTCTCGCCTGCGCATGATGCTCGGCGCGATCGGCGCGTCCGACACCCTGGCCGGCCTCAAGGCAGCCGAGCTGGTGAAGCTTGAGGAAACCGTGCGGCAGACGATCGCCCGTATCGTCGCCCCCGACAAAAGCCGCATTCCCGATGAGCTGCCGCACCGCAAATTTGCGCGTTGGCTGGTCAAGACGGCGCGCCAGCACCCGGTAGAGATATTCACGGTCAACTACGACATTCTCATCGAACTGGCCCTCGAAGCGGAGCGCATTCCCATATTTGACGGTTTCGTCGGCAGCTACCAGCCGTTCTTCCATCCGGACAGCCTACGCCGCACGGAATTGGCGCCAAGCGTCAACTGGACACGGCTTTGGAAAATGCACGGCTCCGTGACATGGCGCCGGGTGGACCGGGATGGGCGTCTTCGCGTGATCCGTGGCGAGCCTGATCTGTCCGGCGAAATGATCTTTCCCTCCTTCCAAAAATACGACGAGTCCCGCCAGCAGCCCTACGCCGCCTTCATGGACCGGCTCGCCCGCTTTTTGGAGCTCGACGATGCGCTCCTGATCGTTTCTGGCTTCGGTTTTGGCGACGAGCATATCAATAACGTGATATTTGGAGCCCTAGAGAACCGCCCCAGAACCCATGTCTATGCACTTCAGTACGGCGAACAGGGCGACGACGCCGATCTCGCCAAGCGCAGTTACCAACGACGCAACATGATCGTCGTCGGTCCTGACACCGGCATCATCGGCGGAAGACGGGCGCGATGGGGGCTCGCCGAAGGCCATACTTTCGTCGAGGCGGCTTTCGAAGTAACAACAAAACAGCAGGAGTCACAGGGTGGCTCGAACGCCGCCGGGACGCAGATGGATTCCGGCCGGATGAAGATCGGCGACTTCGCCTGTTTCTGCGACTTCCTTGCATCCATGACGTCCGGCTGAGCCCGTCATGCCCCCCGCCGACCCCACATTCATTGGCCAAGTCGCGTCAGTTACGGGCGGCATCGTGCGGGTCAGGCTCCGGGACGACATGCCATCCACCTTGGTCATGATCGACGGCGATTCGTACCGCGTGGGCCAGATCGGCGGCTTCTTCCGCATACCCCTCGGTTACGCAAACCTTTATGCGGTCTGCACGCAGGTCGGCGCTGACGCGGCGCCTCCCACCGAGGCGTCCCTGGTTCCGGACACGGTCCTCGAGGAGGAAATCCAGGAGCGGCTTTCGGGCTACCGCTGGATGACTGTCGTGCTCTTTGGCGAGGGCTTGGGCGGTGAGTTTGAAAGAGGCGTCGGCCAGTATCCGACGGTCGGCGACGAGGTCCATATTGTCACCAATGACGATCTCAAGATCATCTATGGCTGGGTGAAAGGCACCGCCGGGACGATCTCGGTCGGCAGGATCGCTGCAACAGCGGGAATTTCCGCCGATATCAACGTAGCCGGCCTTGTCAGCCGCCACTGCGCCATCGTCGGATCGACCGGGGCGGGGAAGTCGAACCTTGTGACCGTGCTCCTCGAAGCCGTTTCTGACGGGAGCTTTCCCAATGCCCGGGCTATCGTCATCGATCCGCACGGAGAGTACGCCACGGCTCTTGGCGACAAGGCGCGGGTATTTCGAGTTAGGCCCAATGAAGAGGCAGGCGAAAAGCCATTGCGGGTTCCCTTCTGGGCCCTTCCGTTTTTCGAGCTGCAGCAGCTCACACTCGGCGGCCTTCAGCCGAACCATGAGGCCGCCATCCGCGATCAGGTTCTCGACATGAAAACGGAGGCGGCTCGGCATCTGGCAATTCCCCCGCCGCCGGAAACGCTCACGGCCGACTCCCCGGTTCCTTTCAGCATCAAGCGGCTCTGGTACGAGCTGGACCGCTTTGAAAGGATCACGTTCAGCACGACGGGAAATCAGCAAAAGCCGGAGGATGCGAACGATCCCGAAGAAGTGGGCGACCCTATGCATCTCAAGCCAGACAGATATCCGCCGGCGAGCCCCTACAACCAGCCGCCATACAAGAACCAGCGCAAGAGAAACATCGAGAGGCAGCTCGATCTCATGGCGAGCCGCCTGCGGGACGGGCGGTTCTCGTTCCTGTTCACGCCTGGCGGCGGATTTGAGCCAGACCTTGATGGCAAGGTCGGCGCGGACCTGGACACCGTGGTCAGGGAATGGGTTGGCCACGACAGACCCGCATCGGTCTTCGACGTATCCGGCCTGCCGTCCGAAGTGCTGCCTGCGATCGTCGGCACCATGCTTCGCGTCATTTACGACATGCTGTTCTGGGCGCAAGACCTTCCCGTCGGCGGACGCCAGCAGCCGCTCCTTATCGTCATCGATGAGGCGCACCGCTTTGTCCCGGAAGGCGCCGATACGTCCGCGCATCGCACTCTGTCGATGATTGCGAAGGAGGGGCGAAAATATGGCGCCGGCCTGATGCTGGTATCGCAACGGCCATCGGAGATCGACAGTGCGGTTCTCAGCCAGTCCGGATCGCTCATAGCCTTGCGCCTCACGAATGCGTCAGATCGCAGCAAGGTCGCGGCAACCGTGCCCGACGATCTCGGAGGACTCGTGGACCTCCTGCCCTCGCTGCGGACAGGAGAGGGCGTCTTTCTCGGAGAGATCATGCCGATCCCTTCGCGCGTGCGTGTGCGCAAGGCCCGCGAGAAGCCGATCGGCGACGACCCGAAGCTGCCCACTGCTGTCCGGTTTAATTTTATGGACAGGGTGCACGGCGTTGATTCTACTCGTTTCCAAGCGTTTGGCGACGATTGGGACACGAGAAGGGAGCA